CTACTGATGCAATAGATGTAGAATTTATGATAGTTACTGCTTAATATGAATTTGAAATACTTCAAAAAAAGTGAGTTTAATTGTAAGTGTGGCTGTAACACTAACTATATAGATGATGATTTTATGTTAGCAATAGATAGTGCTAGAAGAATATCAGGCGTTCCTTATAGAATTAATAGTGGTTATAGATGTAAAAAACACGCTTTATCTGTAAGCAATCCTACTTCATCTCATATTAAAGGTATAGCAGCAGACATAAGATTTACAAATGGCAAAAACTTAGCACTAATAATGAGTGGATTAGGTGGTGCAGGATTCGAAAGATTTGGTATAGACTTTGTAAATAAGTTTATTCATGCAGATTTAGATAAAGAAAAGGTATCTCCAACTATTTGGGGTTATCCAACAAATTAAAACATTAACTTAAATATATATATTATGAATTTTATTACAGAAAATTGGCTAGAATTATTAGTTGGTATAATGGCTTTTGCTAAAGTTATTACTAACTTAACTCCTACAGAAAAAGATAACAAAATTTTTGGATGGCTAGATACTATAATTGACAGCTTAGTGCCTAAATACACAAAGAAAAAATAATGTTACCACAATGGGTAGGCTCGATGTTGGTTAAAGGAGGTATTAAACCAATAACAGAATTATTAAAGGCAGTAAAAGATTTATTTGCTGACAGTAAGGGAAAGTGGAGTAGCAAAAGAACTATTAGTGGAGTAATAGTATTAGCTGCAAGTCTTTATATAGAGAAAAATGGTATAGATACTAATGCTTTGATATTAACAGGCTTAGGAATATTACCTTTATGTTTTTCAGTATTTGAAAAAAATAATAGAAATTGTAATGATAATTGTAATAAATAATTATCTTTGCTAACACTTAGAATAGGGTTGTGCCTATCTATGTTTTCAAAATTGTTTATAGTTTTCAAGAGTGGGATGTTTAAAAACATCTCACTTTTGTATTATATAGGTGTTTTTTTTTGTAATATTGCTTTATAACTAATACTTTACACAATGAAAGGATATGGTAAAAGAATAAGACTGTCAGAAGAAGAAGTAGAAATGGTGTATGAAAGTAGAGCCGAATCAACTACAAACACTAATGGTAATACAGCTTTAGATATTAACTTAGCAGAGAGAGGTATAGACAAAAAAGATGTAGTTTCTGTAAAGCACTGGCAATCTGCTAGTGGAGAGTTTAGATTTAGTATAGTTACTAAAGAAGATATATCAGCTAATGAAACAGACATCTTACAAACAGTTAGCCGATTTATAGAAAATCATTCTCCACATTATCCTTCTGTCGAAAGAAATATAAAACTAAATAATCACTTATTAGTAATTAATCCAGCTGACATTCATATTGGCAAATATGCTAATGAACTTGAAACTGCTGATGGTTATAATGTTGAGGTTGCTTGTGGAAGGGTTTTAGAGGGGTTACAAGGACTTATTGATAAATCTAAGGGTTTTGACGTAGATAGGGTTTTATTTTGCATAGGTAACGATATTTTGCATATAGATAATGTTTATAATACAACTACAGCTGGTACTAATCAAGATGTAGATGGTAAATGGTGGGAGCATTTTGAAATTGCTTTGGCTTTATATGTTAAGTGTGTTGAAATACTCAGAGAAATTGCACCTGTAGATGTTGTGCATTCAATGTCTAATCACGATTATCAAAGTGGATTTCATTTAGCTCATGCTCTAAAAAGTTGGTTTAGAAAAGATAGTGAAGTTACTTTTGATATTTCTGTTGCACATAGAAAGTATTATAAGTATGGTAAAAACTTAATAGGATTAGAGCATGGTGATGGTGCAAAGATGAATAATTTACCTTTATTAATGGCACAAGAACAACCTTTACTTTGGTCAGAAACTACACATAGGTATTGGTATTTGCATCATTTACATCACAAGGTTAAGCATAAGTGGTTAGATGCTAAGGATTTTATTGGAGTAACTGTTGAGTATATGCGTTCACCATCTGGAACTGATAGTTGGCACTCGAGAAAAGGATTTACAGGAGTTCCCAAGGCAGTAGAAGGTTTTTTACATCAAAAAGATAGTGGTCAGGTAGCTCGTTTAGTACATTATTTTTAATAATTTTATGATGAAAATTAAAGACTCAACTAAACTTTCTTTGTTTTATATTCTACTAATTATATTAGTTTTAGCTTTTACTATATAGTATTTTAAACCTAGCTGATAAACATTTTTTCTAAAAATTGTTAAAAAAGTTTTGGTAGGTAATTCCAATTTTATATATTTGCCTCAATTAATAACTAAAACATTTAAAAATGTCAAAAACACAATCAAGTGATATTCTACAACACTTAAAAGATGGTAGAAGATTAACACAAAAAGAAGCTATTAATGAATATGGTGCTTACAGATTAGCAGCAGTCATACATTCATTAAGAAATCAAGGTCATAATATACAATCTAAAAGAGTAGATGTACCAACTAGGTATTCTAATCGTAATGGTTCTACTAGGATGTCTAGTATATCAGAATATACATTGTAATGTTATGGGAAAAATGAAAGAACAATTTATGCAAGAAAGAGAAGAACAAAATCAAAATACTAATCAATTAAATAATCAAATGGCAAAAAAAACAATGCAGGAAAAACTAACAAAACAACCAGAGGTAGTTGTTGAAACAAGAACAGAGGCTTTAAGGAGGCTTTACAAAGAGAATGGCTTAACTGCTGAAGATGTATTTAAAGACCCTAGAGGTTTTGTTATTATAACTAGGACAGGTATTGATAAGATTTCTGCTAAGAATGGTATTACTATTGGATATGAAGTGATAACTATGGATATTGAAAAAAGCACTTGTGTTTTAAAAGCTGCAGGAACTATGAAGGTAGGTAATGATGTTAGAAATGTAATGAGTTTTGGTGAAGCATCTCCATCTAACTTAAATGGTGGTGGTAAGAAATTCCCAGTATCAATGGCTGAAAAAAGAGCAATGTCAAGAGTTGTATTAAAACTGACAGGATTTTATGAGCAAGGAGTATTTGGTCAAGATGAAATTGTAGATGAGCCTAAGTAATGATGATATAGATGAACTATTTGATGGAAAGCCTAGTGAGATTACAAACTCACAATGGCTGACCATTGAGTGTAACATTGACCTTACATCACTTACTACACAAATGAAGTCTGATATTATGCAATCAATAAATGATTTATCAGAAATAGAGGCAGAAGAAATAATAACTAAACTATACAACAATAGATATGAAAAAGACCCACAAAAACAATGGCTCAAAATGTTCAGAGACGGAGTATTTAAACATAGAGATTTTTAAACAATTCTTAAAAATTCATACTTATATTGTATGGAATAAAAAAATTGTTTTAGGATATATTGTTGAAAATGATATTATGAAACTGCTGGATGAAAAACAAATTCTTGACTTTTATCATTTTGATAAAACATCATTTAGAGTTAAGGCTGATAAGATAGATAAATACTTAACTAGAAATGACTAAAAAGTATTCATTAGCTAAGATAAGGCAGTCTAGGAATGAGTTTGAGGCGTTACTAAGAATTTATGGAATTTCTAATTCTACTTTATGTAAGGTAATAGGTGTTAATTATGCCACAAGTAGAGATTTTATTATAGAGCCAACAAATCTTAGATTTATACACGCACACAGGTTAGCAGACTTTATAGGCTTAACAGTTCAAGATGTAGTTGATACAATAGTGTATGACTTAAAATAAACAGTAAACAAATGAAAAGAATGAGATTAAAATTTAGCGATTATTATAATAATATAATTTTAAAAGAATTAGCAGAAATTTATCAAATAGATAAAGATAGAATGTTTTTAGGTAGCAGAAAGAAAGATGTTATATTTGCTAAAAGAATGTATATTTATATTCTTAGGAATATGTTTGGGCTAACACTAATGCACATTGCAAAAGTTACAAATTTACATCATTCCTCTATTATACATCATAGTAGAAAGTTTGAGTTTTTTCATAAAAATTATTCAGATGATTCAGAAGCTTTTAAAAGAGTAGAAAGTAAAGTTATTGAGGTAGAATTAGATGAAGAAATTTTAGGATTAGAAGAAAGGCAGAATAAAATAAAGGATTCATTAACTAAATTATATAAAATTAAAAAAGAAAAAAATGACAGACAAGAAAGAGAAGGTTTACTTACCAAGTAGTATTAAAAACATTCCAACTAAGTATGGAACAATGATGGTTGCTAACTTCAAGTTAGATGAACTACAAAAGAACTCAAAGAATGGTTGGGTATCAATGGTGATTTCAGAACGAAGAGAGCCATCAGAAAAAGGTGCTACACATTATGCCTATGTAAATGATTTTGAGCCTAAAGAATCTAACAAGACTGCTGCAAAGCAATCACCAGTTAAATCTGATGACCTACCATTCTAAATAAAAAATATGAGGGGAGGTGAAATATCCTCCTCTTATTTTAAAAACTATAACACAATGAAAGAACAACCAAACTTCTTCTCTGTCATACCTGCAGGTGTAAGATATGATAAAGATTTAACTCCAAACGCTAAACTTCTTTATGCTGAAATAACATCTCTACTTTCTATGAGTGGTGCTTGTTATGCTTCTAATAAATACTTCTCAGATTTATATGGAAAGAACAAAGTAACTATTTCCAGATGGATTAAAGAATTAAAGGAAAGAGGCTATATATCAGTTAGTTATACATACAAGGAAGGTAGTAACGAAATTGCTAATAGGTATATACAAATTTGTTTAGACCCCCTTAGCAAAAATGACAAAGGGGTATTAACAAAAATGCTAAAGAGTAGTAATACTAGTATTAATAATAAGAGTATTAATAATAAGGGTAATTTTAAAATACCAACAATAATTGAAGTTAAAGAATATTGTATTGAAAGAAAAAATAATGTAGATGCAGAAAAGTTCTGTGATTTCTATGAAAGTAAAGGTTGGCAAATAGGTAAAGAAATAATGAAGAGTTGGAAAGCTTGTGTAAGAACTTGGGAGAAAAGCAGTAGAAGAACTAATAATGATAACACAACATCACATAGACATACAGCAGGAGGTGATTATGGTGATGGAACATTTTAAAAAAAAAACTATGGATTATAAAAAAATTGACAATATTGAAATAGATAGTATAGATTTCAAAGACTATCCAGACTTTTGTGATGCTTACATAGTAAGTGCAGACTATGATGGGAAGCCAATGACTGATAAGCAGTTAGATGAACTTAATGAAGATGGTGATTTTCAACACGAATGTATAATGAATGATATACACTAATGAGAACAATAGAAGATACATTTAAAAATGCAGACTTCTTACAGCCTAAGAAGTATAATAGATTTAAGCTAGGTACTAGAGAAGAAATAAAAGAAATGTTTATAAAAGCATTTGAGCATTACGACAAGACTATTGAATCATACAACCATCTATCTGATTATGATGAGGTTATTGACTGGATGGTAGACACAAAAGGGAGAGGTTTAATACTAATGGGGGAGTGTGGTTTAGGTAAATCAACTATCTTAAACTATGTTATTCCTGCAATCTTTAGAACAAAAACAAATAAAGTTTTAAGGAGTATACCTGCAAAAGAATTAGGAGCAATAGAGAGAAGTAAATCACCTTTTATTATCATTGATGACTTAGGAACTGAGAGTATTAAGAATGATTATGGAACTAAGATTGATGCAGTTGCAGATGCTATCTCTTATGCTGAGGATAGTTCAAAGACATTGCTTATGACAACTAATTTAAAACCAAAAGAACTTAAAGAAAGATATGATGATAGGACTTTAGATAGACTAAGGAAGTGTAAAGTGGTGGTAATCAAGGGTAAAAGTTTTAGAAAGTAAATAGTATAAAATTCAAATATTTTAATATATTTGTGATTAATAAACTCAGGTAATAATTAATAATAAATATAGGGTAAGACCTAAAAGGCTTTTTTTTTTCAGACCTGAGTAGTATAGGGGGGGTGTGGTTACCTCCCCAATACAAACTAAAATAATAGATATGGAAAGAACATACAAAACAATTAAATGGATATTAAAAGATAATATTAAAAAGAATGTAAGAAGTTTATGGACTTGGAAGGATGATAACTTTACTTGCATATATGAGAATTATTCTGGTGATGACAGGATATATACATCAAGTCAATTACTTAAACTATTAAGCAAATGATTATATTTACATTACTAGGAATCTTTACTGCTATATTTATTTTTACTATAATTATTATAAGTTTTATTGAAGGTAGAACTAGAAATAAAACTAATAAAAATATTATATGGAAAATGGATAATTTAAAAACAAAAAAAAATAATGATGAATAAACACAGTAAACATTATTACGAGAAAGATAGAAATGGAAAGAATGAAACTAATGTTACATCAACAAGTGATTATTTTAATCCTAAAATGTTATTAAGTAAAGATGACTTAGATTATAGTAAAGATAAGATACCTAACTATTACATAGGAAAAGTATATGGCTATGAAGCTAGGAAAGTAATTGAAGATTTTGATTTATCGTATAATGTTGGAACTGCCACTTCATATTTGCTTCGTGCAAAAAGAAAGCATACTACAAGTATTGAGTGCATACAGAAAGCAATTAACCATTTAGAGTTTGAGTTAGATAAAATTAAAAATGAAGAAGCCAATATATAGAGTATTTGTTTCGTACGAGATTAAAAGTAAGAAAGCAGTTTCAAAAAAAACTACTAAAGGTATAATAGACACTTTTGCACTAACATCTAATATAGAAAAGATTAAAAAAGACCAAGAGTTAATAGATAGAATATGCTACTTAAATAAAAAAAAACCAAATAATGTTAATGTAAATATAGTTAGTGTTGATGTAGAGAGTCAGTATGGAGAAACTACAGATAGATTTGATGACGTATATTAAAAACATATTACCATATTAATAATATTAAATAAAAAAGTATGCCAAAGATTAGAAAAATTAGTATAGAAGATAGAAAAGATAGTAGAGGTGGAGGTTATTCAAGAAGAAAATTTACAGTAGCTGAAGCTGATGCAATTAGACTTGAATACAATACAGCAACACAAAAGATAACTATATCATCTCTTGCCAGAAAGTACAAGGTATCTCAGCCATTAATGTACCAACTAATTAAAGGTACAACTTACACTGATAAGCAGGGAATAGGGGGTAGTAGGGGGTATAGGGGGTAGGGGGTATGGCAATGAAAAAAGAAGCTAGAATACAATCAGCATTTTGCACATACATACAATTTACTTATCCTGATGTCAGATACTGTGCTTCTTTAGGTGGTATAAGAACATCAATGACACAAGCTATTATGGCTAAGAGAACTGGATATGTTAAAGGCTTTCCTGACATGCAGGTATTAAAGGTTAACAGCAAGTACGCAGGGCTATTCTTAGAGATTAAAGCTGATAAAACGTGTTATCCATCCAAAGAACAAAAACAATGGGTAGAAGACCTGAATGAAGCAGGTTACTATGCTAAGGTAGTTAAAGGATTAGAAGAGTGTATGGATGTCCTTGACTGGTACATGAAATTAAAATAATTTTTTAAAACTTTTTTTAAATTTTTTTATTTTTTAAATTTTCTTTTTTTTATTTTCTGTTTGTATTCTGAAACTGCTGTTGAAACTGCTGAAACTGCTGTGAAACTGCCAGACTTCTCCTATGTGCGTGTATGCGTGTATATGTGCGTTCTATATACTGCAACTTACTAAGAATCAACTATTTAGAATGAATATAAATTAGCATATTTATAAATCTTTTTTAACATTTTGTTTGCTATTGTGTAAAACCTTTGTATATTTGCAACAATAATTAACTAAATATTTAAAACTATGCAAAAACTTAACACCCAACTATTAAAAAAAGTAAGTACAAAACCAAAATACAGTACTAGCGAAAATATAATATTTTACATCTTATCATTTGCGACCCTTTACGGGATTATTTACGCCCTTTGCACAATAATTACCTTAATTGAATTAATAACCCTTTAAAACCTTTTTAAATGAACTTAGAGAACTATATAAACGGCATACGCTCAGTATATCAAGACCCAACAGAAAATACAGAAGAATCTGAACAATGTTTAAATTGTCAAATGGATTTAACATTTGACGAAATACAGGAAGAGTTAAAAAATTGCTTTCAATGTACAAAAGAAGAAGAAGAAACACAAAACAAATAATTAATTTAAAACTATACGCAATGAATTTACTTACACAGAATGCAAAGATGAAGAAAACATCTAAAGAAAACAAAAGCAAGATATTAAATTTTAGTATTCCAGCCTATAAAACAAAAAGCGGTAAAAGTACGTGTCCATTTGCTGGAGGTTGTCAAAAATACTGTTATGCTCAAAAAGGCAACTATACACGTTTTCCAATTGTTCAAGAGCTAATGGAAAAAAAATATTTATTAAG